TGATGACCAATCCCACATGGTACGACAAGCGGGTAGCCCGGGACACCCCAGTCGGTGTGGTCATCTGGGAGCAGATCCCTCGCTACACCCGGTTGATACTCGGGGCCAAAGACCCCATCTACACCGCGACCGACACCGAAGAGTCGCTCCAGTTCAGCACCACCAACCACGGCGGCCGCAAGGTCGTGATCCGTCGCAACATCTACGACCTGTACGACATCGAGATCGGTCGGGTCCGGGGTGTCGAGTTCCGGGTCGGCCAGGTATTCAACATGGTGTACGCCGACCAGTTGGCTGAGGTGTTGGAGCGGGCGTTCGGAGAGCGGTCATGACGTTAGCAGAGATCAAATCGGCCGTGAACTCCGGGCAGACGGTCCACTGGTCGGACACCAACTACCGTGTGGTCGATGGCGGCCAGGGTGGCTGGCTGGTCAAATGCGAGATCAACGACCACTGTATCGGCCTGACATGGCGGGATGGAGTCACGATGGATTTCGACCCCCAGGACTTCTTCATAGTGGTAGACTAGGGACATGCCCATGATCGACGTCGACCCCCTGACCTCCCGTCTGCTGGCCGCTATCAAGCAGTACCCGCCGATCTCCAAGTTGTCTATCGGAGAGCGAGAACAGTTCATCCTCCGGGTGATCTCTGTGGGTGTCGACCGGGTGCTACCCGGGGACCACCGTTTGATCGAGCGTGCCCGGCGGAACCGGCGGCGCGACTTGAAGAAACGTGGCGCTACTTACGACCAAGTGGAGCACAAACCGATCTAGGGTTTCCCCACCCGGAGGACCGAACGCCGGAGGGGCTACGGGGCCGCTGGTGTATCGGGGAACAGATCCTGTACAAACTGCCCGAGGGTGCGGTCAGACGCTGGGTCTATCGCCCCGAGCAGATCCGATGCTTCACTCCTGTCGAACGTCCGTTTCGAGATCGTCAACGCTTTCCGGTTTAGCACCACGATGATGTCGTCACCAATCTCGGTGATTGCGTCATACCCAAGTATCGTCGCCATGTGACCGGGATCTGAACCGGCCAACCCTAGGAACCGTGCCATTTCTGTGATCTCATCAAGGTCACCCGAATCGGCCCATCGAGCCGCCAGTGTCCGCAACCCCCATGGGTCGTTGCCAGTCGGTATGAGACCCGAAGTTTCACCTGGTGTGGGTCCCCGGACCGCTGTACGGATCACATCATCGAGCAGACTGTCAAGGTTGGCGCGGGTCATCCCCGTATCGATAGCGTCGGAGATGGCATCCTTCACCCTGAACATGGCCTCGGTGAAACGGGATGCAACCCCCCGTAGTTCGTTCTCAGTGATCACCCGGGCGTCCGGGTTCAACACAGCGCGTAGTATAGTCTTGCCTCGGCCAGTCCCGGCGTAGTTGGTAGCGATGTTGACGGCGCTACTGGCACCCTCTGCCACTGTTGCAGCCGACCCCGCTTGGTTGGTTGCGGATGCGAAGTATGTGCCGTTGCCGTATATCCCCTGGCCGGGGAAGAAATCGTCACCGTACAGCAACTGGTCCAGTGTCTCTTCAGACAATTCGCCACGCATCAAATCGATCCCACCTCGATCGACCAACTCGTCCAACTCTTTGTGGGTGTCTGCAATCGTGGCTCTACCATCGAACCCTTGTGACTTACGGGCACGCTCTAGGGCCACGTCGATGTCAACATCAACGATCTGGCCTTTCCCATCTGACATGGATCGCACCCCCCGGCCTTGCCCGTATTTACCCCACCTGCCCGGTTCATCGACATGGGTAAGGTAGTCATCGGCAAAACCGGCCAGATCATCGATGTGGACAGCAGCCCGGGCTTCGGTAGCCGACGCAGGCAACGAAGTGGGAACCGACGGCGGCCCAGGGGGTGGCACGGGGGGGGCGGCCGTGGACGGAGCAGGTGGCAGTACCATCCTCGGGGCGGTCGACGCACCACCACTGAAATCCCACACCATCGGATTCTGAGCATGACCCGGCGGGAACGACTGGTTGCCGATCCCCCTCGGAACCGGAGCCTTGCTGATATTCGGGATCAGGCTGATGATACACCGGCAGTTCGGGTGGGCCGGAGGTGCGTCACCCACCAGAGCAAACGACTCATTCAGCGGGATCACCTGCCCCTGGAGTCCTTCACACACCGGGCACACGTCGATCGGGCCGGTCATCCACATCTTCCCGGCGCTCGCCGGGCTGACCAGACCGTCGTTCACCGCTTTGGTCATCGCGTACAACTGGCCCTGGTTCGACGCCCGCATGATCTCGGTCCGGGCGATCATCCGGGATCTGGCCCGTCGGAGTTTGTGGGCGTACCGGGTGGTCCGAGCGGCCACCATGTCTTGGGCCTTGCCTGGTGACAGCCCGGTGCCGATCCTCCGGTAGATGTCGTCGGCTTGGCGGTCGGCGAAGTTCATGGTTGCCCGTTCCCACCCTGGGGTCAACCCTGGGGCGTGTACGCCGTAGATCTTGGCGAGGCGGGCCGCCGCCGGGGTGGTCGGGTCGACCTCCATCAGGATGCTCATGAGCGCCTGGCTGGTCTGACGGCGGGTCATCCCCAAGGTGGTCCGGCCGGTCGACCACGTTTGGGCAGCGGTGTGCGCCCGGGTGATTGCCTCTTGTACCGCTGTTTTCTGCTCGGCCGCCATGTTGGTGATCAGCCCGGCTGATTCGTTCTGTGCCCACCGGACTGACGCCCCGTTCACCCGGTTGAACTCGTCGGGGCTGATACCCCATGACATGTCGGCGTGGACCTGTTTGGCCACTTTCTCCGGTTCGACCACCCGGACTGGTGACCCCAACCGGGCGAGATCTTTGTTGATCGCCTTGCGGATGCGGACTTCTTCGTCTTTGGCCGACTCGGCGAACTGTTCGTGGAGCGTGTAGGTCAACGCCTCCTGGAACCAAGTGAACGCCGCCATGTAATCCAGCAGGAACTCTTCCCAGCGGATCTCCCCGGCGAGGTACGCCTCGAGGGTCCGACGGTCGATCGCCGCAAACGCATCCTCGGCTTGGCGGGCCAATATCCTCTCCCGGCCGTACATCCGGTCTGAGTGGGTGGGCCTGAACTCCGGGGCGTGGTTGTCCAGCCGTTTGGTGGTGGGCCACGACAGGCGGATTCTGGATGGTGTACTCCCCTGGCCGACCTTGACGGCGACCACTACTCGACCTCTTCGCTCTCCTCGGTCGGTAGGCCCGCCAACTCCAACAGGTGGTTGCCAAGTGAGTCGTCGGGGATGATCGCCCCCACCCCGGCCAGTTTGGACACGAAGTCGGCGATGATCCCGATGTCGACATTCCTGGGTGGTGTGTACTCCATGCGGGGCGAGTCGTCCTCAGGCCAACCGTTGAGCCTCATCAGCCGGGGGATGGCGTGCCGGTTGAAAGTGTCGGCTACGTTGTCCAACCACGCTTGTATGCTGTCGGAGAACAGTTGGATCTTCGACACGGACAACGCCTGGGTGCCCACCTTGTCGTGGCCAAGCAGGATGAAATCAGCCAGGACCGTCATCGCTATCCGTTGGTCGTAGCGGGTGATGATCTGGTTGGTGTCGAACTGGCGGCGGCCACCGGTACTCAGCAGTTTCAGGTCATAGGCTAGGTTCCCGGTTTCCGGGTCGTAGGCCAACGGGTAGACGATCCCTTCCTGCTCGTCCCGTCGGATGTTGCGCACGATCTTTTTGATCTCATTGAGGGCCGACGTCTCGCTCGACGTCGCGTTGTCTGACAGCAGGTGCGGCGGCACGAGCGCCACCGGCATCCCGGCCAAATCCCGCTCTATCCCGATCGCTTCGATCTCGGCGATCTTGGACTGGTAATACCAAGGGACAAAAGCGTTCCTCAGGATCGACCGGCCTTCTGGGTTGTTCCGTTTGGTCGAAGTACGGAACAGCAGGCACTTCTCGATGGGCAATGCCACTTCGCCTTTGTTGGCCGCCCACTGGTCCAACTGGACCGCCCCTTTGATCCCACCGTTGGGATCGAACTCCCACCGCAAGATCGTGTTCTGGTCGCGGATCGGTATCTTCCTCCAACCGATCAGGCCGTCATAATACTTGGACCGTTTAGTCGGGTCTTCCCCTGGGCCGTTGCGCCGCTTGTAACAGACCTCGTGGTAAGAAAACCCGTGGACCAGCATCGACATGATCGCCGACAGGGTGTCTTGCCAAGTGTGGCTCATGTCGTTGAGGCACGACGCCACGAACTCGGCCCGGTCCACACTGGTTTGGTCCTGCTCGTCCTGAGGTTGGACCGTCCACTCGACACCCCGGACCAGCATCTCGACGCTGTGGAGTACCGCCCCGATCACCGGGTGGTTGTCGGCCATCTCCCGGTAGGTGGCGTAGCGGGACCGCCCCTGGAGAGCGCTGAGAAAGTCCTCCCGGACCAGACCGCCGTATTGGGCTAAGCCGGTGCTGCCGATCTCGCCGAACTCGGTCGACGACACACGTTGTTTAGCCAAGGTGGAGTCGCTGGTGAATGACATTGTTGCTATCTTACCACCCGGAGGGTCGGTCGCCACGAACACACCTGATTACTGGTTGGTAACCAGGGGGCGCTCTCTCCTGGTTCACTCGGAGTGATCGCCTGGTTTCCCCCTGGTTCACTCGGAGTGACTGGTCCATCCCCCTGGGACCCTGGGCTGG